TCCAGACTATCTAATAGCAGTAGATGCTAAAATGGTTTTAGAAATAGATAGAAAAGGATATCAAAAACAAAATTCTAATGTATGGACTAATCCTAACAAAGCATATAAAAAGATTGAAGGATTAAATTATTTTAGACCTAGCAAAGGATGGAGTAGTGGACCAACTGCACTGTGGTTAGCAAGTCAACACGGATATCGAACAATATATATTCTAGGTTTTGATTATAAAGGTTTAGAAGATGGAAAACGTGTAAACAATCTTTATGCAGGCACACCTAATTACAAAAAAATAAATGATACAGCAACATATTACGGAAATTGGTTAAGACAAACTAAAAGTGTTATACAAGAAAACAAACAAATTAACTATATTAGAGTTATAACACCTGATAATTTCCAGCCAGGAGAGCTAAATAATTTTAGCAATTTTAAAACAATAACCACAGATCAATTTAAGAAAATCTTTAAATTACAAGTGTCTGTATAAAAATCTGCCGTTTTTGGCCTATATCTACGTACTTTTTCTTATAAATAGTAAATACAATTGACAGCCTTACCATAGGTATTACATTTATAGGAGAAAAGTAATGGCAAATCGTAATAAATTTGAAGAAATGCTTGAGCGTCTTATCAACGAAGATAAGGAAGGCGCCGAAGAGCTATTCCACGAAATTGTGGTAGAAAAATCACGTAACATTTATGAAGGTCTACTAGAAGCAGATCTAGAAGATGAAGAAGTAGACGAAGCAGCTAAAGACGAAGATGAAGATGAAGAAGTAGACGAGTCAGATGACGAAGAAGTAGATGAGTCAGATGATGACGAGCTAGACGAAGATTTTAATCTCGACGAATTTGAAGTTGAAGCAGATCCAATGGACGCAATGATGGGCGGCGACGAAACCGACGACATGATGGGCGACATGGAAATGGGCATGGACGACGAAGGCGGCGAAGGCGACATGGAAGATCGCGTTGAAGACCTAGAAGATGCACTAGATGAGCTAAAAGCAGAATTTGAAAAAATGCTAGCCGGTGAAGAAGGTGACGACGAAGGCGACGACATGGACATGGATATGGACATGGGCGACGACGACATGGGCGACGATGACGAAGGCGATGACGATGAAGACGAAATGGAGTCATACGAAAACGAAGTCGAAGAAGGCTACAAAAAGAAAACGAAAAAATCTAACGCAGAAGAAATGCGTGAGTATGTAGAAAAAGTTTCAGCTAAAATGGGCGACAACGGTGCAAACACTAAGTCAACTGTAGCTGGTAAAAACGATATGGGTGGAACAACTGCTAACCTACGTGGAGGCGAAAGCAAAAGCGAAGGTACACAAGGTGGACTAGCTAACCCATCTACAAAAGAAGATAACGCTGGAAACGTAAATGTTCCTGGCGCTAAAGGTGCTACTAAAATGGCATCACAACCTGGCCATGGCGCTGAGAAAAAGAGCAAGCCAGAGACTGCTGACAAAGGCGCAGGATCACCGCTAAACGGTGCACCAAAAAGAGCAAAGTAAGCAGTATAAAGTAAGGAAGACTGAATGAAAAACTTACGAGAGCATTTGACATTCGACCAAGCACAAATTGTTGTTGAGAATGCCAACGAAGGAAAAGACTTGTACATGAAAGGTATCATGATACAAGGCGGAGTACGCAACGCTAACCAGCGTGTGTATCCTGTGAATGAAATTGGCAGGGCTGTCAAAACTCTCAACGATCAGATTCAAGGAGGATATAGTGTTCTCGGAGAAGTAGATCATCCAGAAGGCCTTAACATTAACCTAGACCGTGTAAGTCATATGATCAGCGAATGCTGGATGGATGGAGCAAACGGTTATGGTAAACTTAAAATTTTACCAACACCAATGGGACAACTAGTTAAAACAATGCTAGAAAGCGGAGTTAAACTAGGTGTTTCATCAAGAGGTAGCGGAAATGTTTCAGAAGACGGTAGCAATACCGTCTCTGACTTTGAAATAATCACCGTGGACGTTGTGGCTCAGCCCAGCGCCCCTGGTGCATATCCTACACCAATTTACGAACACTTAATGAATGCTCGTGGAGGATACAAGGCGTACGAATTAGCACAGGCAACAAAAGAAGACCCCAAGGCACAAAAGTATTTAAAAGAATCGCTGATTAACTTAATCAGTCGACTCCAATAAAAGGAGAAAAATATGTTGGAAGCACTTAAAACACTCTTTGAAAACGATGTAGTTTCAGAAGACGTTCGTGCGGAAATTGAAGAAGCTTGGAATGCAAAAATTCGCGAAAACAAGCAAGCTGTAACAGCTGAACTTCGTGAAGAATTTGCTAAGAAATACGAGCACGATAAATCAACTATGGTTGAAGCTATCGATGCAATGATTTCAGAGCGTCTTGCTGAAGAAATTGCTGAGTTTGCAGATGATCGCAAACAATTAGCAGAAGCAAAGGCAAAGTATGTTGTTGCTATGCGTGAAAACGCAGACTTAATGAAACGCTTTGTTGCAGAATCTTTAGCAAAAGAAATTTCAGAACTTCATAATGATCAAAAAGCTATTACTAAAAAGTTTAATATGCTTGAATCATTTGTAGTTGATGCACTAGCTAAAGAAATTGCAGAATTCCACGAAGACAAAAAAGATCTTGCTGAAACAAAGGTTAAACTTGTTAGAGAAGCAAAATCAAAGTTTGCAGAGGTTAAAAAAGCCTTTGTTGAAACTAGTGCTGCTAAAGTATCAGACATTGTCAGTAGAACACTTACAGGTGAAATTACTGCACTTAAAGAAGATATCGAAGAAGCACGTAGAAATGACTTCGGTCGTAAACTATTCGAAGCATTTGCTAACGAATACGCAACTAGCCACTTAAATGAGAAATCAGAAACAGCTAAACTACTGAAAGTTGTTGCTCTAAAAGATAAGCAACTTGCAGAAGCAAAAGTAATAGCGGCTAAGAAACAACAACTTGCAGAAAGCAAAGAAGCTCAAATCAATAAGATGAAAGCAATTGCAGAACGCAATGAAAAAATTAACAATCTAATTGAACCTTTAAACAAGGGACAAAAGGATATTATGTTAGATTTACTTGAATCGGTTCAAACTAGTAGACTACAATCTGCGTTTGATAAGTATCTACCATCAGTAATTGATGGTAAGACACCGGCAAAGAAGGCAGTTTTAGCAGAGGCAAAAGAAGTAACAGGCAACCGTGACAATCAGTCACAAACTAACGTTAGTAGAACAGCAGACGATCACAATGTCGTTGACATTAAACGTCTAGCTGGATTATAAAAGGAGATAATTATGTCAGAACTACTAGAAAGTCGCTGGCAGGACACCAAAACAGCACTTCTTGAAGGCCTTGGAGGCACAAAGAAAAGCGTTATGGCAACCACTCTAGAAAATACTCGTCAGTATCTTTCTGAGACTGCTACAGCTGGTGCTACCTCTGCCGGTAATATCGCAACTCTTAACAGAGTAATTCTTCCAGTTATTCGTCGTGTAATGCCAACGGTCATTGCAAACGAGCTTGTAGGTGTTCAGCCTATGACTGGTCCTGTGGGTCAGATCCACACACTACGTGTTCGTTATTCGGACACAGCTGGTTCAGGCGCTTCTGGTGCCGTAGCTGGTGAAGAGGCCCTAAGCCCATTCAAGATTGCTGAAGCATATTCAGGTAATGCCACAAGTGGCAAAGCTGATGCAACAGCAGCACTTGAAGGTGCAGCCGGTAACAGACTAAGCATCCAGATCTTAAAGCAAACTGTTGAAGCTAAAACACGTAAGCTATCAGCACGTTGGACTTTTGAATCAGCTCAGGACGCACAGTCACAGCATGGCATCGACGTTGAAGCAGAAATCATGGCAGCACTTGCTCAAGAGATTACTGCTGAAATCGACCAAGAAGTTATTGCTTCTCTAACTGCACTAGCTGGTTCAGCTCTTGATACATACAATCAGGCAGCTGTTTCAGGTACTGCAACATTCGTTGGCGACGAGCATGCCGCACTAGCAGTTCTAATGAACCGTGCAGCAAACCGTATCGCTCAGCGTACACGTAGAGGTGCTGGTAACTGGGCAGTTGTTTCACCAACTGTACTAACAATCCTACAGTCAGCAACAACTTCTGCTTTTGCACGTACAACTGAAGGTACTTTTGAAGCACCAACTAACACTAAGATGGTTGGTACTCTAAACAACGCAATGAAAGTTTACGTTAACACATATGCTGCTAACGACAACATTCTAATTGGTTACAAAGGTTCAAGCGAATCAGATGCAGCGGCATTCTACTGCCCATACATCCCGCTAATGAGCTCAGGCGTTGTGCTAGATCCAGCAACATTCGAACCAGTCGTATCATTCATGACACGTTATGGTTATGTCGAGCTAAACAACACTGCGTCATCACTTGGTAACGCAGCAGACTACTTAGCTCTAGTTGATGTTGCATCAAACTCAGCTAACCTAAGCTTCACCTAATAAATTAGGTAACAAAACGAAAATAGGCCCTACGGGGCCTATTTTTATGACTAAATAATTATACGTTCATCCTACGGGACGGAAGTAGCATAAGCGAAGGAACGCACTTTAACCTTTAACAAGGAGAAGTGTTATGAATAGATTCACTTTTTGGTGCTTTCAAAAACTTATCAAACAGCATCATCAAAAAAAAGTTAATTTTTTCTTAGAAAAAATGCAAAAAAGTGGTTGACTTTTGTTGCAGTGATGTTATTATTAATACTGTAGCAAGACGTTGTTACAAGGGTTGGCGCTA